TTTCTGCGTTACATGAAACAGTCCACCAAATCTTGCCCTGTCTTTTTACTCTTATACAAGACTTAGGGTTTGTCCTAATAAACTTTTCTTTACTATGGGTTATACTACAGTTGTTGTTTAACCAAATGGGGGATTTAAAAATGCAAACATTAGCAGAAGTAGTAAAAGCAAAACACATTGCAGAAATGCGTCAAATCAACAAAGAAAATGCTCAACGGGCAAAGTTCCAAGTTGCTAAAAACTTGCACCCAGCTATTGGTGCATTGATGACAGCAAAAGGTGTTAAATATTACGCATACCTTGACGGTGTATATACAGAAGGCACAGTTGAGCAATTAACAGCAAAACTTAATTAATAAACATAGCCCCTACGGGGGCTTTTAGGGGGATTTATGAAAGATGTTTTATTAGGTGTAATTGGGGGGCTGATTGCCTTTGGCATACCAGCTATTGTCTATGTTCTATATACAGGGGGTATATCGTGAGTTACATCAATACTATTATGATGGGCGATACGCCTGTCGATGTTTACGGCACAGAATGTTCAGCCGAACCCGATGTGGGCTTGATGACTGACTATGTTGAGATTGAGGACTTAAAAATAGGCGGTGTAAGCGTCTATGAGTTGTTTGCGTCTTACGGTTTATTAGACAAAGCGCAAGAATACATTAACGATTCATGGGGGGGATAATGAAAGCGTTTCCAGTACCAAATTCTGATTATCAAGACGGCATGGATTTGCGGGATTATTTTGCGGCTAAAGCTATGCAAGCAGATATAACAAATTATGAAAATAACAGTAAATTTGGGCCTGATTTTTGGTCAACTGAAAATATTGCAAAAAGAGCATACAACATGGCTGACGCAATGATAAAAGCGAGGGGAAAATGAACACACCATACAACACAGGCAAAGTAAAGATTGGGTGTAATTACCAAAAGCCACCGTATGTTGAAGAAGATATGGATATGCTACGGTTACAGTCCTATTTAATCCATGACCCCGCTCGTTTAAAACGAGAGTATTGGACTAATAAAGTTTTGATTTGGGTTGGGGTGTTTGTTTTAACTATCGCAATCTTGCAAAGCTAATTGTCTAGCTTCTTCGACCCGATTAAGCCATCCACGAATAAAATGGGCTTGGTCGGGTTTTCTTGCAACTATCCCTTGGTAAAAGTCTGTCCGAGCGTCTGAAAACTTTGCAACCAAGTTTTTAGTGTTTGCACCGTTAATCGCTGCCATAGTCCTAGGCCCGATAATTCCGTCAGCCAATACTCCGATAGCCTGTTGTAGCGTCTTAACACTTCGCCCTGTTCCTGCATTAACGGCAAAATCGAATACCACATAATCAAGCCCTTTCGGTAAGACTTCACAATAGGCAGCGTTCCAATACTTTTGTTTATACAGTTTACCGACCTTTTCAGGGGTCAAAGCACGCATATCGGCTTCAGATACAGGGTGACCCACAAATTCTTCCCAAACACGCTGGGTGACCCCTAAATTAGTTCTACCGCCTGAATCTAGTGGGTCGTGAACATAACCGCCTTCGTGTTTCAGCACACGGGCTAAACACTCCTCAAATCTCATTTCTTTAGGTTTGCCATAATACGGCTACCAAATAAGAATCCGAAGGCAATGTTGGCGGCTTCTAAGCCAATACGCTGTACATACTGGTCAACGGGCAAGAATAGGGTACATAGTCCTACAACAATGACGGTCAAAGCCCCGATATAACGGCTAGACGCTCTTAAATCAATGACCCATTGGCTAGGTTGTCCGTATGGGTTATCAAGCTTTGCAAGGGCTTCTAAACGAGCGATTTCGCTGTTATCAAGCTGAATCTGCTCTGCAATAGTGGTTGGGCGAACTCCACCGTTAAAACGCCCTATAAGTTGTTTAATGCCTTCTACGCCTACTGGGACTAAAGCACCGATAATGGTTTCGAGAATCATCGCTTAAACACCAAATCGGCTATCCAAGTGACAAAGCCGCCAAATACTGATGCTGCCCCCATAATTGCCCAAAGACTTCCCTTAGACCGTTCTGCCATAGCAACGAGTTTTTTAATATCGGCTTCCATGGTGTCAACCTTCTTTTCCATGGTTTCAAATTGGGCCACTAACTTACCGTATTTGTAAGGGTCGAGGAAGTCATCAGCCATATCATGCTTTCTTTTTTACCGACTTTTTTGTAGCGGTTTTTCGTTTAGTTGCGACTTTTTTGACGGGTTTCTCAATATCTTCCCAAAGCAATGCCGAGCTAGTCCATTGAATCTTTTTCTGATAGCCCATCTTGTCAAATAACCATTCAACGATAAACATAATTAACCCTCGTAAAGAATATTAATTGTTCCAGCATCAAATGTGTCTGTACCGTTTACTGTGGTAATTCGTACTCGGTCTAATGTGTCTGATAGGCTTTTTACACCAGCTAAAGGAGTTGTCCAAGTATTATTTGTATCTGCAATAACACCTTGAGCAACCCAAGCATTAGAACCAAGTAAAGTTATGGATACTGCCCCATATCTAGTTGCTGAAGCATCAGCAGCAGTTGAAATAAGAAACCCAGTTGAAAATGCAACAGGTGAGCCACCTTGTTGAGAGTTTCCTAAATAAGAAGATGTTTCAACCCCACCAGAGTCACCTAATTGGACAATTACATAACTACTGCCGTTGGTAGAAACACCATTAAACATCACAGTAATTCTTTTAGCCCAGCTAGGAATACCAGTAAAGTCGATGCTTGTTCCGCTAGTAGAAGCTACGGCAGTTCCACTAGTGATTAAACCGCCTGAGTTCATCGTAATAGATGAACCAATAGTCATTTTGGTAGTACCGTTATTTTGTAATTCAATAATACCGCTAGTATCTGCGGTCTGTACAAACCCTGAAGAAGTTGAAGCATTTAAAGTAACAGCCATATTACGCTCCTTTTAGTGCGTCAATCTGCTCTTGCAGTTTAGCAATTTGTTCTTCTTTAGTAGGCTGACTAGCAAGCCATTCTTGATAACTAGCTTTTGCTTGTGCGATTTCTTCCACAGTTAATTGGACAGTCTTTTGTTCGCCAGTTTGTACATTCACTTCAATTCGTTCCATAATTTATTCCTTATTCATAAAATATGTTGATAGTGCCAGCGTCAAACGAATCTGTACCGTTAGCTGTTGTAATTCTTATTTGGGTTAATGTGTCTGATAATGATTTTGAACCACTTGAAAATGATGAGATAACTGTACTTGCTTGAAAAATACCGTTACCTACCCAAGAATAAGTTGCACCGTCAATTAAATAAAATGTGTATGTTCCTGACAAAATATTAGCGGCTAATATTGAACGAATTACAAATCCATCCGTAGAGTTTCCTGAAGAAGCGGTTGCTGTAGAAACTTGCATTGATGTACTGACATAACCAGTTGTTTCAATACCGCCTGCATCGCCTAGCTGAATTAAAGGGGTGCTTGTGCCATCTGTACTTACTTCACTAAAAATAACTGTAATTTTTTTTACCCAACTAGGAATACCAGTAAAGTCAATAGATGTAGAATTTGCAGATACGGCAGTACCAGCAATCAATGGCGCAAGAGTGCCAGTAGCCGCTACCAAAGTTTGTGTATTAGAACCAGCGACTGTGGGGGCGACTACAGTAATTGCACCGCTTGTATCGCCTGAAATTACGACTGAAGCCATATATTTTCCTTTATAAAACTACCCAGCGACTACCACTAGGCACGGTTACTGCTACGCCACTATTAATTGTAATGGGTGAAACGGTGGATGCGTTCTTTCCTGACGGAATTCCGTAAGAAGCAGTTACCGTTTGGCTGTTTTCTACAAATACTTGGTCACCGCCATTACCTGTAGCACCACCACCAATTTGACCCCATACACCGACTTTATAAAAACCAACTACGGTAGCCGAGCCTGCGGGGTCAGTCAACATCGTATAAGTAAAGGTTGTAGCCCCTGTTACGGTAATACTAAATGTGCCGTTATAAGCACTTGGAGTAGCCCCGCTAACCGTTACAAATGCTCCTGTCGTTAGATTATGGTTTGCGGCAGTTGTTAGGGTAGCAGTCGTTGTCGAGTTAGTAATCGTACTAATGGTTTGACCGTTATAAGTTGAATATCCCTCAAAAGTCTGTAAAGTCGTGTTATAGCGAATTGAACCAAGCGTAGGAGTAGCCGAGCGTTGGGCAGTAGTTCCGTTAGGAAGTCTTACCTGACCCGTGCTATTAACGGCTAAATTGCCCGTCATTGTGGTATCGCCAGTTACTGCTAATGTGCTACTTAATGAAGTAGCCCCTACAACCGTTAAGGTAGAACTACAAGTAACTGCACCACCAAAAGTAGGGGTGTTAAATTGGGTGTAATTAACGCCATCACCGTTTACAGTTCCAGTAGCAAGGTTGGTAATCTTATTGCTATTTAGGTTTAATGGCCCTGTCATTGGGGTTTGACCATCTGAAGCAACCGAACCCGTAAGTGCGGAAGCAATATCATTCATGGTGTTATTTGCCCATGTGGTCGATATGACTGTGCCTGTAACTACGGGATTACCCGCAGGAAGGGAATATGTACCTGACCCGTTTCTACTCATTGATTGCTCCTTGTACGCCTTGTGTGGTCAACATCCGAGCCATGTTTCTAAGCTCTGCATCGGTTAATTTTGGAATATTTCGTGTCGCTCTGCCTACGCCATATGCACCCATACCAACTATTCGTGGGCTGGTAAGTGGCAATAAAGCGGCAGCCATTGGATTAACAGTCAAAGCACCACCAGCACCAATACCAAGTGCCGCACCTTGCCCCGCCAATCCTCTTGGCGTAAACGAACTTAGGGCTTGACCCGCCAAAGCTGGCATTAGGTCTTGACCGCCTTGTTCTTGCAAAGCTTTAGCTAATTCCATGCGGTAGCCATAATTTGTATTAGCGTTATTGCGAGTTAAAGACTGTAGTTTACGAATAGCGGTGTCGGCTGCACTACGATTGCCAAGCGATAAAGCCCGTTCAATCTCACGCTCAAGACTAAGTGCTTCTTCATACGCTTTCATCGTTTTTGCGTAGTTTGCGTCTTGTTTAACAATGGTATCTTTGACCGTATTACGAACCGAACTAACTACTCGTTGCACTTGCTTTTGCATTGGGCTGTCAGGGTATAGGGCATCTAAACGCTGTTTAAGTGCGTCAAGTCCTTCTGCGGTATGTAAAGCAGGGTCTTTTTTCCATGTATTGACGATGTTTTGTAGCTCATCAACCTTGCGTATTTCGTCTGCACCAATCTTAAATTGGCTACCCGTTGGGGTTTTAACCTTTAGGCTTTCTACTACATCATCTAAAGATTGTTGAATTGGTTGGAAATCTAAGCGTTTTGGTGCTTTTGGCAATGGTTGACCAGCCCTTATTTCAAGGTCAGGCATGGTTGTTTGAATACCTTGACGATAGGCTTGTGACCTTGCGGCTCTCATATTAGCCAACGCATCTTTAGCTTGGTCTAATACATCCATTGCTGGTACTTCGCCACGGATGTTTTGCAAAAAAGCTTGATTGCCTTCACGACCCGCTTTAACGGCTTGGCTAATAGATTCTTCACCTGCGCCAGTAGTTAGTCCTAAACCTCTACGAATAGCCCCACCAGCCGCTTGTATGCCACGCCCAATAACAGGAATAGCCGTACCAATTGCACCGCCTGTGGCCACATTTTGTGCCGCTTGTTGATACATAGGCGCACCTGTTTCGCCTGTTTCTACGGGTGTCATAGCCCCTGTCGCTGCACCTAAAGCTGCACCTTGAACATAAGGATTAGCACGGGCAAAACTAGGAATCATGCCTACACCTTTGGCTACCCCTGCTGCAGGTAATACAGCACCACCAACACGCCCACCAATAAATGACATGGGGTTTGCTTGTTCGTAGGCTTCAGATTGTTCGGCTAATCGTTTAACTGCTCCACTTACGCCACCTTTACCGCCTGTAACACCTTGAGCAACCGCTAATAATGGGTCAATGGCAGATTTTGTCACTCCCGCAGCAAATGATTCTAATGGTCTTGGGGTGGGTTGAACATTTAAACGAACACCACGCACAGGCCGACCAACTGCCGCACCACCACCCGTTTCCGCAAATTCAGATTGCGTAACTTGCTGTGTTGGGGCACGCAATATTTGCAAACCTTCGTCTGATACTTTAGACAAATCATTGGCTTTCAAAGCCATCAAATCTGCATCAGATAGCTTGGTCAAATCCATTATTTTGTTCCTTGTCTGCGAGCAATTTCAGCGTCAATATCTGCCCGATTTGGAAAACCTAATTGTTGTTTAACTGTTGGTTTTTCTTCTTTTGGTGCTTCAATTTTAGTAAATTTAGACATAATGTCAGCAGGCACTTCACGACCTTGCGACATATAAGCGTTTCTTACTATGCTTCTTGCAGTATCTCTAAGGCTGTCTGCTTGTCTGCTTAATGAATCATTAGCAAAAGCCAAAGAACTTACATTTGTTGGGTCACGAACAACTTTTTGCAAAATTGCATAATCAGGGCCGTTTAATACACCTAAGTTATAGGCTTCTTTAGCCTGCAACATCATATTGTTATAGGCGTTGCCCATTTCAGCCCGTTTGTTAGGATTGGCAAATTCTTTGACCCCAAATCCTTTTATTTTTTGTTGGTAATCAGCAATAGCGTCAGTAAGGTTTACTGCGCCAGTAACTTGTTTATTAAGCCCTTCAGGCAAAGGTTTAGCAAGATTTTTAATCTTATCCAAATCCAAACGCTCACGGTCAATAGACAACTGAGCCTGTTGATACGGTGTCATTTGGTTTCTAAAATCATTAAATGTGCCTTTAAACCCAGTTGATTTTGCATACTCATAGTTCTGCATATCAGTCGTAGGTTTAATTGGTTCAGGTATCACATTTTTTAGAATAGACGGTAAATATTCTTTTCCAGCGCCATAAGGGTTTGTACGAATTTCACGCAAAGCCGCTTCATAATTTGGCGGTAAAGTAGTTTGCATGGTTGGCATAGGCACATTGCCTGTGTACGGGCCAGCCATTTCTGTTGTTTGAGTTTGTGGCGTAAGGTTTTTAATAATTCGTTCTTCGGCTTCAGAACGACCTTTGCGTAATTGCTCGGCAAGGTCAACCATAGCTTTATCGCCCTTTTCTTGCAGACTTGTGCCAGCATATAGTTGAGCTAAAGGCGTTAGTTGCTGAAATATGCTTGGTTTAACATAATGACCGCTAATCATTTGCCCTTGTGGTTGTTGCATACCTTGTTGCATAAGCAACTGAGCCATTTGTTGTTGGCGATTTAATGCCTGTTGTTGTGCAAACAATTCAGGTGGAATTGTCCCAATCCCTGCGTTTGTTGGTAAAAATCCGTTTGACATGATTAGTCCATTCCAGTTGTCGTGGTAGGCACTTGACCTTGACCGCCATAACCATAAACATTTTCAGCACCATATTTTTGCATAGCGGCTTGGGCATTTAAATATGGGTTACTTGTTTGACCACTTGTTTGACCACCACGAAGCATCATAGCCATTGCTAGTGGGTTCATGCCGCCACCGCTATTGCCAGTTTGTGCAGCTTGGTTTACTAATTGGTTTTGTTGTGCAAGTGCAGCATTTTGGTTAGCTTGTTGAGCGGCTACATTTTGGAATACAGGCATTAAACCGCTAATATCAGGCTGTTGTTGCTGAATTATGTATGGATTTTGTGCGTATGGGTTATATCCGTTCATTTACATCTCCAAAATATGTCTAATTCCAACCGTTTCAGATTCAACTGCTTCTTGAATCTGCCTTACTACCTTGACCAACCGCCCAAATTTCTCAGGGTGTTTGTCTTTTATATATCGCATACGGTCAGTACTTTGGTTTAAATATGCCGTACAGTTCCAACAATCCAAGGATGAATGATTTATTTTAAATCTTTCTTCCTCATTCAAACAATTTTTTTCTAGATAATCAAACACTTCTGCATCGCTCCAATGCTCAATGGGGAAAAGATACTCTATTCCGTCATACGAATCACCCGATGTTATGGGCGATTTGTGCGATTCACTAAGCCTTTGACCTCTAATAACTCCTGTAATACCTAATTCTTTAATCTTGTTGTGGCACGGAATCCAAAAGTTTTCCGCACAGCAATCAAAATAACTTCTTAACTTAATGCTTTTATTGCTAGTACAAGCTTGACCTAGTTCTGTGTAATTGATTGGCAAAACATCGACTGGATAGCCTTTTTCTTCAATTACTTTGGGTTGATTGGTTTTTAACTCCAAAAAATACGGCACTTGTTTGTTAATTTTTTCCATGTAATCAATGACTTCAGGAAAATTAGCGCCCGTATTTACCCACATCACTACAGTCTTATGCAAGTACTCCTTTACTAAATTTAAACAAACTACTGAATCTTTACCACCTGAAAACATTAACGCTACTCTGTCATGTTTTTTATAAAAATCATCCATTAAAACGCAATCATCGCAGCCGAACCTAAACCAACTAAGCCTGCTGTCATTCCAGCTTGTCCTGCTTGTTGGGCATTTGAAGCGCCTAATTGGGCGTTATATCCCATTTGTGTTGCACCTAATAAATCAGGGCCAGCAGCGACAGCTTGTTGTGGCACATTGACAAATTGTGGCCCAGTTACTTGTGCGCCTGAACGAACCGCATTAAGAGTATTTAATGGCTCGTTGCGTTGATAAGCTAATTCACTAAATCCTTGTTGTCTTGCCCGCAAACCAGCATCTAAACCTTGTACTTGTGCGCCTAATAATAGGTCGTTTTGTTTTTGCTCAAAGTTACGCATAGCTCGGTCATAGGCTTCTGAGCCAATTCCAATACCTTGATTGGCTAAATTTTGTTCTAATGCTTCACGGCTTTGTAGCATTGTTGGAGCAAGCCTACGCATTAAAGCATCAGAATAAGTTTCACTAGGGTTAATACCTATAGATGCTAACTTGCTAGTGTCAAATGGTTGAGCAATCATGTTTTCTACATATTTCAACCCTTGTTGGCCTAATTTTCCTGTGCCAATACTAAGTGCATTTTGAATATCAAGCAGTTCTTGTTGTGCGGGGGCTAAAGTCTGTGTTGCTACCCAACCCTCATCAGGGTTTGGGTTGCTCATAAAATTTTGATAATTAGGAGCAGTCAAGTCCATCGGATTGGTTATGTTTCCATACTCATCTCGTTGGGGCTGATAGCTAGCTCTAGCTTGGTTATAAGCATCTAAAGCAGTTTTATAGGCTTGAGCATTAAAAGTTGGCTGAGAACTGCGTGAATAAGTCAAAGTGCCGTAAGGGGTAACTTGATTTACTCGATTAGCGGCTGCGGCTACACGGGCGGCTTCTAAATTGCCTTGTGCGGTAGCTTGTGCTGCTCCTGCATAGTCAGGTGGTGGGGGTGCGCCACCGCCTTTACCACCGCCATGCGGAGTGCGTCTGCCTTCCCAAGTCCAACCGCTATGCTTGCTTCTCAATATGCTCATGTTTGCGTTCCTTAATCCAACGGCAGTCGGCTTTGTCCATTTCAAACACTACAATGTCACCGCCATCCTCATGCACACCAACAAATCGGTGGGCTTCCTTAAAACCAAGTTTTTGGTCATATTCCATAGCTTTTGTGTTCTTGCTATTTACGATGCCAAAAACCTTTTCTAACTCACAGATTTTAAAGGGGTATTCAAATGCTGATTTTAACAAGAGTTTAGGCGTATATCCACCCCTCAAGTTGACCATGTGCATTTGGCAAGTTTTTCCTATAAAAGCTGTGTAACCGACTACCCATTCAACATTTCTATTCTCATCAGCCCAAAATATCGCTTGAAAGTCACCACAGGGCTGTACTCCAATTTCTTTTAACAGTATTTCCATTGCAAGATTCTTTAACTCAACTGTATTCGCAGAGTAAAGCATTTACAAGACCGCTCCTCGTTCCATAACATAATCCGTTGATGCCCAAGTAACTGCAATATCTTGCGATGCAATATTTAGGCTAATTCCTGCGGCATAGCCAACCCCTGTCACGCCTTGCCATTGTTTCGATACTGCGCCCAAACCGCCCCAGTTAGCGTTATCCCATGTGCTTGTATCCCAAACCCCTACACTTAATAAAGCAGGGTTATAGCTAACCTGACCTAAAGAGTTTTGGGTTTCAAAATCCGTGTTTATACCGCATAAAACGGTAGGTGTGCCATTATCTACAGTAAGGATAGGGCGCACCATGGTAAAGCGTTTTAACTGCCCTCTAGCGTCAAAATAGCTGTAGGCTTGCTGGCAAGTAGCCTTAATATTGGTATCGTCATCGGATAAACCATCATAAAACTTACCCACATAGCCATTACCGCCAAAATACATATCTTCGTTAAATACTTCAAAGCAAGTGCCATTAAAGCCTGTAAAGTTAGCCCAAGCCTTAGTAATGGTGTGCATTACGAACTGTTGCTGACCCCCAATAACGGGAATATTGAATATCAGCATATTCTGTTTAGCAAAATAGTGAATTTGCCACCCAAATTCGTTGCTATATAGGTCGGCAGCTTGGCTAACAGCGTAATAAATCTTATCGGTGATATTGACCCGGGGGTCTAGGCGGCTAGATTGCAAAGCACCCGTCAAAGGTACGATTCCATCGTGGGTAATTAGCAATAAATCACCTGCCCACTTGAAAAAACAGCGTCTAGTAAAGACTTGACCAAGTTGCCATACCCCAATTAGCGACCAATTATTCGCATCGGATGGGTTTGCACCCTTATAAACAATGGCTTCACCGTTATTGGTGATAAAAACAGCGTAATCGTCTGCTCCGTAACCCGCATCTAAAGTCCAAGTACCCATGGCTTGAATTAAACCGCCATTTCGGGCTACTGCGCCCAAATCATAGGATGTTGCAGCCCCACTCACAGCGTTAACGCCTAAATACCAAAACTTTAAAGTGTTTTTTTCAACAAAATACAGCCTATCTTTATGCAAATTGACATGGGCTAGGTTGGCAGAATCTACGCCTGTAATGAATTTAGCGACTGTATATGACCCTAATGGGCTTGCGGGGCTAGAAGCGGGGGCTGAAAGTGCCGTATAAGTAAAAGTTGTGCCACCCGTGACCGTAATGACGAATGTTCCGTTGTATTGGGAAGGAGTTGCGCCCGTAATCGTGACTTGATTGCCCGTAACAAGACCATGAGCTACGCTAGTTGTTAGGGTACAAGTCGTGCCTGAAGCCGTTAAATTGCTAATGGTCTGTGCGGTGCTAATGTTTGCGTATTTAATCCAGCTTGTACCGTCATAAAGTAGGGCGGCATCCGTGCCATTGACTGCTGTTAGGAAGTTTCCACCCGCAGTTGATACATTGACATATTGCCAACGGTCGCTTCCAAGACTAGTTTGGACTGAAGTAGCCGTACCACCCGAAGAAACATCATAAATAACGCTTCCTGCTGCGGCAAATAGTTTTTCTGAGCTACCGCCTGAGTATTGCATTAAGGTATCCACTTGCCCTGTAATGCCTGTAGCAAATTTGGTATAGCCTTTACGCAGTTCGACCTGAGATGGTGTAGGGTAAAAGTTTTCTAATACCACCGCATCAAGCGGGTTCATTTCGGCTACCGAATCTCGTGCGTTCCAACCCCCAATAGGGGAAGCTACAGAAGCGGTTACTGCCCTTCTTTGCTGTGGTACTGCCATGATTAAGTTCCGTAGCCTGTGTCAGGAATATTGGCGTAACCAATAAGCACTTTGCTTGGATATGGGGCAAACGATAGTGTTGCCGAGCCTTTGTCGTTGGCTTTCGCTACATTCAAATAGCGGAAATAGTCTTGTTGCAAGGCAGTAGTATCAAAGCCTTTAATTTGGAAATACTTAAGTTTTGTGCCTAAAACCATGACCGTATCGTCAAGCACCGTTGTGTCGGTGTCTTGCGTAAAGCTATTCTTTACTTGGTCAGTAGCACTTCTAGCCCATCCTTTAGAACGGTACTCAAAACCTAAGTATTCTTTGGTGTTGTAGGGCGGCCAAATTTGGAATTGATTACCCAAAATACGCCATCTAATGCGTGGGCCTGTTGAGATATAACCCGACTTTAGCCATTGCCATTGTTGGGCATCTTCAGGCCCTAACATCTGCCAATGCTTTGTTTTATCCCAATGGGTATTGTCGGTAATGTTCTCAAAATCGGGTGGTAATGGGTATTTGGTCTGTGAAAAGGTAAAAGTCACGCCCGTGTATGTTCCACTAGCTAATTGGTTCATCACAATCGTAGAAAATGTGCCGTCAAAAGTCACGCTAGACACATAGGTATCTTGATTGATTCCTGTGCCTTGAATCGAGTAATTGCTGTTTAGGGCAGTCGCATCGCCAGTAACAATTATGTTATAGCTATTGTCGCTAACAGTATCGCCTACAAAAGTCACCGCATCAGTATAAAAACGATACTCCAACTCCAACGCTTGCCAATCATGCTCTTTGACCAAATCGTAACCAACACGGTTCATCAAAGCCAATACTTGCTGAACATCCTGATTGGTGTTTCCAGCCACATAAGTAGGTATTGCAAGGTTTAATTCAGCCGTTGTCTGCTGAACCAGTTGGAGCATCGTTGATGACATATCAGACTTCCTCTACGACTTTTGGTTTACGAGTTCGTGTTTTCTTTTCACCAACTGCCGCAAGTATCGCTGCCATTTGCTCTTGCATTAAGGCGAGCTTCGCATCAGTTTCAGCCTTGATTTTAGCATTTTCCTCTGCTTTTTGGGCAAGTTCTTGCTTTAACTGATTAATTTCTTCGGCTCGTTTATCAGCTTCGGCTGATTCGGCTGCCAAATTTAGGAAGTTACGAGCCTTATCCCGAAACGAATGGGGTGACATACCCGCAATCATTCCGATGCGTTGTAACTGTAAATCCGATGCGTTAGCGATGGATTCAACCGTCAAAAACTTAATAGCTCGTAGTTCTTGGGCTTGGCTTTGGCTAATTAAAGGCCATTGCTCTACGGGCGTACCGTGGATTTCGCTACTTGAATCTTGACTAGCCTGATATTGCAACCATTGGCGTGGGAATCGCTGTTTATGGCTTTCCTGTGCGTAGGTGTCAATTTCGGTTAGATTATCCCCTGCGACCATAATGCGTACAAAGTCAAAGTCCTTGTAGATTGGTCTGCCTGCTTCGTTGGTTTCATGTTCTAACTTAACGGCTCGTTTGTAGAACTTGACCGCCAAGCGTGAATCTGCATCTTGGGTATCGCTATCAATCATAAAATCTCCTAAGTGGTTAGAAGTACAACGGTTAAAGAAAAAGGGCTACCCCGATTAAAGGATAGCCCCTTGTTTTTACTACAATTTTTGATTAAACGCTAGTTTTTCCAAACCAACCA